AGCAGGGGTCCACGGCAGCTCCTCGAACACGGAGTCCTCGTTGATCACCAAGTCTTGGTACTTAGGAAGATCGAAGCTTCTGTTGAGTTTTTCAATGAAGAACCTAAAAATCTTAAGATTCATAAAAAAAATCCTTGTTGTTGACATTTTCTTATATATAGTATATATAATAATGTAAGTGATGAAAATTTTCTTTGCGATGCAAAAATGTACAAGTATGTATTCATAGCTGGGGCTCCTGGATCCGGCTGGAGCAGAGTCGCGCTCAGTCTACACGGGAGTCCCAGCGTAGACTACAGCGATTGGTCTAAGGAGCAGTCGTGGACTTTCATAAATGATAAGAATGTAGAGGAAAAAAGCTACCACTCGGGCGTCTACTTTGGACCGGATCAAAAGCACGGCAAGAGATTTGATAGGCTCAAAGATCTGACCAAGGATGAGATTGAGGCTGAGATGAACCTTCCCTTCACCGGCGAAGGCGTGAAGATAATCAAGTGCCACGACTTCTCGTATCAGCTCGACTTCATATCGGAAAACTGGCCGGAATGCCCAATCATCACATGCCATCGCCCTACTGAGGTGTGCTACAGCTGGTGGATGTACGTAGGAGGCGCGGACATATCTTTTCCATCTTACGCGATGCTAAAGAAGATCGATCCAAAGGTATACATGGACAAGTGCAACGAAGGAATAAAGAGCTTCTTGATGAGAAACGAGACCATCAGCGTTGAGAGCAACATCGAAGCCTGCGAGCTTCTGGAGCTTGAATATCCTAAGAAGGTGATATACTACGATCACTCAAACGTACAGGTAAAGATTTAACATGGAAAAGATCTTTTCACTCATCAAGGAAGCCAACGACGAAGTGCTTTGGATGTTCAGCAGGGACGTACACGACCTCATCCTTGAGAAGTACTACAGCACCTATTGGCCCGATGTGCCCGAAGGATTCGATGAGAGCAAGACGAAGTCGATCGAGATGATCGTCAACCTTCACGAATGTAAGAACATACTCGACGTTGGCTGTGGGTACAACCACTTCAAAGATAAGTTTCCAGAGGCCAAGTTCACAGCGATTGAGCCGTTCATCGACGGCGCCGACTATAAGATGACGGTGACAGAGTACCAGCGTAACTTTCCCGATCGTCAGTACGACTGCGTCATGGCTCTGGGCTCGATAAACTTTGGACCTAGGGCGAAGATCCTCGAGGAAGTGGAGGCGATAGATAAGCTTACGCGTCCCGAGGGAATCCAGATCTGGAGGGTCAATCCCCGCGACAAGCCATTCGTCGACGAGAGGTTCCCCATCTCTGAGCTCATACAGTACTTCAGCTGGGACGAACCGTTCATCAGGCACATCAGCGAGGTGTACAACTATAAGCTGATCGAGTATAAAGAGGAGATGAACTACAGCAACGATCGAAGGATCTTCTTTATAATGAAGAAGGGCCTCTGATGCTTGAGTACTTGGTCTGGCTGATAGCGGGAACTTTATACGGCTTCGTGTTTGGTCTCATTCCAGTGGCTGGTGCGGCTACTGCTTTGATCACAATCTACAGTTTCCTTGATGTGTTTAGACACGACCCATACACTTTAGTCGTATTCACGACATCTATAGTAGTCTCAAGCACTATAGGCGACAGCTTCTCAAGCGTCATGTTGAACGTTCCCGGTGCGAGCGGTTCGGCGGCGACTATGGTCGACGGCTTTCCACTCGCTAAGAAGGGCAGGGGTGCCTACGCCATGTCGGCGGCGATCACCACGAGTGCGATCAATGGGTTGATCTGGGGGCTACTTGTATTCTTACTCCTTCCCTACTACGGTGCGGCGGTGCTTTCGTTCGGCATACCGGAGCAACTTGCGTTCATGCTCTTGGCATTCACGACGGTGAGCTTCATCGCCAGCGGTTACTGGTTCAGGTCGTTGATGGGACTTGTAATTGGAATCTTTGCCGGAATGATTGGTCAAGACCCAATGTCGGGTGTACCTAGGTTTACGTTTGGTTGGCAATACTTAGAAGCAGGTGTGCAGATAATACCTATCCTCGCCGGCGTCCTTGCGTTCCCTGAACTGCTGCAGCTCTATTTCTCAAAGTTTGAAAAGGTGTCTCTAAAGATAGATGACTATAGGAAGCAAGTAGTCGATGGTGTAAAAGACAGCTTTACTCATTGGAAAGATGGACTACGCGGCGGGGCGATCGGTGCATTCGTAGGAACCCTTCCGGGAATAGGTGGCAACGTTGCCGATTGGATGGCTTATTCGCAAACGGTCGCATTAAACAACAAAGAGACTTATGGCAACGGAAACATACGCGGGGTCATAGGCTGCGAGGGAGCCAACAACGCGCAGAAGGCGACCGGATACATACCGACCGTACTGTTTGGGATTCCCGCTGCACCGTTTGAGGTGATCATCCTAAGCCTCTTCGTCTTAGTGGGAATCGAGCTCGGAACACCTGCTCTTTTGAAGGACACGAAGTTCTTTGATACTCTAACGATGAGCTACGTCGCTTCGCTGGCATTATCATTCTTGATAGCGATGGCCACCATCAAGTACATCGGTAAGATCTTTGAGGTGCGCATCGACTACTGGTTCTGGCCAATCGTTGCCTTAGTCGTCTGGAGCTGCGTTCAATACACCGGTTACGTCGAAGACTACTTGATGCTTGCGGCCTGTGTCGCTCTTGGATTCTTTCTCAAACACTTTAAGTTCGGTAGGGCTTCATTCATCATAGGCTTCGTCCTTAGCGACAGGCTGGAGAAGCTCGCTTATCAGTACAGATCATTGTTTGAACCCTTCGACATACTTATGAGACCTATAAGTTTAACGCTTGTCATCTTGGCGATCTTTGCCATGGTGTATGGTGTATTCTTCAACAAAGCAAAGGTAGACTACGCATGACAGAGTACGAGAATTGGGGCGACAGCCGCTGGGAGTATACTAAGAGCCAGAGCAAGTGGCACTTCGACCCAAGCGTCCCGCCGACACCGGGAGCCGACAGCTACACGCACGTCTGCAGGTTCACCAACGACTTCACGGATGCGATCGTTAAGTGCCTCCCTGAAGCGAAAGCTTCGACGTGGAGCTCACGCAACAACTACGACAAGAAGATCGAGCAGGAAGGTCTATACTCAGCCACGCCTGAGGAGAACGACTTGATTCGCGCCGGCGCCAATCCTAAGATGGAGGTGTTCAAGCGCACCGAGGCGAAAGACGTTGAGATCTTCAGGCGCGTGGCTAGGTGGCTCGGCTTGGAAGACCCAAGCATTAAGTTCCACAACCAGACGACCGGACAGATGCTCGTTTGGCACATCGACAACTTCGCCGCGCGCCCTGAGAGGGAGAACAGCTACAAAGTGACGGAGTTCGACAAGGACCCATCGACCATGAGGCGCTTCGCGGTGATGCTCGACGATTGGAAGCACGGACAGGTGTTTCAGCTCGGCAACGCGTTCTTCACCCAGTGGAGGGCCGGCGACTGCATCACTTGGGAATGGCGTGACATGCCTCACGCGACCTGCAACATGGGGTGGTGGGATCGACCTATGCTGCAGCTGACCGGTTACACCACTGAAGTGACCAAACAGATCCTCAATAAAGCTAATAAGAACTGGTACTTGGAGGTATAAATGAAGAAGATTCTACTCGCTATCGCGGCGGTCGCCGTCAGCGCATCGGCCGCGCTGGCCGACTATAGGCTCATCGTTCCACAGAAGCCGGGAGGCGGCACGTCCGTCTGGGCCACCATCGTGTCGAAGCACCTTGAGAAGTTTATCGGTGAGCCCGTCATCGTTGAGCACATCCCAGGTGCTCAAGATATTCCTGGGTTCAATAAGTTTCACAACGAGCTTCAGAAAGATCCGAAAGTGATCATGGTCGCGCACGGTGGAAACGCCGAGAGCTTCCTCACGGACAAGGTCGACTACGACTACGATAAGTACGACCCGATCGCTCTCGTCAACCTCAACATCACAGTGAGCCACATGGCCGAGCCCTTCGATCCATACTCGCAGCGCATCAAGTTCGGCAGCACCTCAGGTCGTCGTCCGGACGTCATGGCGATAACACTTCTCGTGTGCGGACCAAAGAAGAACGTCGATGAATACATCGCCTGCTTCAATGAACACATCACCTTCGTCAAGGGAATGGATCCAACCGAAGCGCGTCTCGCGGCGCTCCGCGGTGAGCTGAACGTGGTTCGTGAGACGTTCGTGAGTCAGAAGAAGTTCATTGAGCCTACCGTCAAAGAGGGTAAGTTCAAGGAATGGTTCAACCACGGTGTGCTCGACCTCAAGACCGGTAGGATCGTGAAGGATAAGAACTTCGCATCGCCTAGCTTCGAGGAAGCGTACAAAGCTAAGTGGGGCAAGGCTCCTTCCGGTGAATTCTACGACGCCTACGTTCTCGTGAAGAACTACCGCGACGTCCTTCAGAAGTCCCTATGGGTCGGTAAGAACAACCCAAACAAGGCGAAGCTTCAGCAGGCCGTAAGGAAGATGCTTGAAGATCCTGAGGCGCGGGCCGAGATCGTCAAAGACGGTGGAGACTATGAGTGGTTCATCGGCGACGACATGCTCAACGCCTACAATAAGATCAAGAAGTCGTTGAATGAGAAGTCGCTTCAAACGCTCGTCAAGTTCACCAACGAAGCACTTGAGATCAACTCGGTCTATAAGCCAGAGATCTTAAAGTGAGCGGCGACTACATATTCGTCACAGGCGCACCGGGCTCCAAATGGAGCTCGGTGGTTCGCAGCATCTACTTCAGCGGCGACATCAACCAGAGCGACTTCTCCTTAGATCGCAGGTACTATCACGACGCTTCGGGCAAGCGTCAGCTCATGCATCTCGGGTCGTACTTTGATCCGGGAATGGAGTTCGGCGACAACTTTAAGATGTTCAGTATGCTCAGCAAGGAGGAAGCCGAAGCTGAGTTCGATCGACCCTTCACGCACGGAATCGGAAGGAAGATAGTTAAGAGTCACTTCTTCGCCTATCACTTGGACGACCTCAAAGAGAAGTGGAAAGATCCTATAGTCTTAGTCTACCGCGACTCGGACGCGTGCTTAGGGTGGTGGATCAGGTGCGGTCACTTCAACATCACCTACCCTAAGTACGACTACTATAAAAACATCGACGGGATGGTCAAGTATGTAGACGCACAGAATAAGCACATCAAGCGTTTCATAGATGAGAACGAAGTCCTACAGGTCTGGAACAGTCTCGAGCTGGCCCAGGCGCTGGGATTAGACGACGAGGGCGTCTACCACCAAGACTACAGGCGAAGCGACGTCAAGGTCTACGTATACTGGTCGAGATACGACGGGAGCCAAGCTTTTCTTTGACATTATAAATAGTTTGAAGCTAAGTCGAGGTTACCATGGCAACGAAACTCAATCTGGTCATAGACCAAGGCGCGACCTACTCAAACGCGATACTTGTCAAAGATTCAAGCAACAACGCGATCGATCTCTCGACCTACACGGTCGCCGGTCAGATCAGGAAGTACTACACTTCTTCCAACAGCACATCCTTCACGGCGACCGGCAACAGCACCGGCTACGTCAACATCTCACTCACTTCAAACGCGACGGCGAACCTGTCTTCGGGCAGGTACGTCTACGACATTGAGATCACCAGCAACACGGGCGTAGTGACCCGCGTTACTGAAGGCATCGCCACGATCACCCCTCAAGTGACACGATAACTCGACATGGATGAGAAGAAGCTCCTTGAGGGATTCGCCAAAGCTTTAGGCACTGCCGGCGAGAAGGCGCTCAAGGACATCGAAGATAAGAAGCTCAAGGAGAAGCAGTACCTAGAGGGTCTCGCTTCGATGCTTGGTCCTGAGGCGAAGCGTAAGCTTGAGGAGATCGAGAACGAGCAGGCTGAGAAGCAGCGCGCGCTTGAAGCTAAGAAGGAAGAAGCTCGAGCGAAGAGGGAGAAGGAGCAGAAGCTCCTCGATGAGATCAATAAGTCACTCAACGCTCTCGTGTCCGGCAACCCACAATACGTTGAAGCGATCGAGCAAGAAGTCGCTGAGACGATCGCTGAGCTTCCGATTGAAGAGACGATCGCCGCGACCGCTGAAGAGCCTATCGCCGAAGAAGCACCGGTAGAAGAGATCGAAGAGAACGCGGCTCAGCCTCAACCTGAGCTTCCAAAAGACGACATCATCACACTCGCGGTTAAAGACATCTCCAAGTCGGCACCCGGAAAGATACAAGACGTCGTCGATGAGCTTCCACGAGGCCTTCGTCGTGAGCTCGACATTCTTAAGAAGTCGATCGCCGACCTTCACAGGTTCGCGACGAATCACTCGCAGATGGGCGGAGGCGGCGAAGTCAAGCTCGCGCGCTTAGACGACGTCGACGCCAGCACGATTGAAGACGGCTACTACCTGCAGTACGACGCCGCTTCTGGAAAGTTCATATTCGCCGCGGGCGGCGCCGGTGGTGGAGGAACAGGTCCAAGGGGTGCAAACGGTATTAGTGTAACCAACGCCACGGTCAACGGCAACGGTTACCTCATCATAACTTATTCAAACTCCGCCACGTCGAACGCAGGCTACGTGGTTGGTGCTACAGGTCCGACGGGTGCCAATGGCGCGAACGGTGCGACCGGCGCGACTGGACCCACTGGCGCTACTGGAGCCACAGGACCCACCGGTGCAACTGGACCCACTGGACCGGCAGGCGCGAACGGTGTCGATGGGATCTCAATAACAAATACATCGATCAGCGGCGGCTACCTCAACATAACTTATTCCAATTCGCATGTCGCGAACGTTGGATACGTCGTAGGACCAGCTGGTGCAAACGGCGCGAATGGCACCAACGGAACCAATGGAACGAATGGTACCAATGGAACCAACGGCGTCGATGGTGTCGGTATAACGAACACCGCGATAAGCGGTGGTTACCTCAACGTCACTTACTCCAATTCATATGTTGCTAACGTTGGATACGTCGTCGGCGCGTCTGGAGCTACAGGTGCAAATGGCATAAGCATAACAAACGCAGCGGTCGACGCAAACGGTTACTTAAAGATCACATATTCAAACACGTACGTCGCTAATGCCGGATACGTAGTCGGCGGCGGAGGTGGAGGAGGTGGATTCACCAACGGACAGTCGATCTCAGTCGCAACGATCGAAGTAGCAACTGCTTTAGTCCCAGCCACCAACAACACTGTTGACATAGGCACGGATGGTTTAAGGTTTCATACCCTCTATCTTTCAGGCAACACGATCGTCTTGGGAAACGCCACGATTGAAGCCATAAATAGTGGAGTTAATCTACCCGAAGATTCAAAGGTCAACGGTAGACCTATAGCTACCGGCGCTTCCCTAATATACGACTGTGGGACGCCGACCACGGATTTTTCAGTCGGCATGAGCATAGACTGTGGAGGAGTTACCTGAATGGCATTCATTCAGTTTCAATTCAGGAGAGGTTCTGAGGCCGAATGGGCTTCCGCCAACAGCGTTCTGGCGAACGGTGAGATCGGCGTCGCGCTTGATACACGCAACTTTAAGATTGGAAACGGCGTCGACGCATGGACCAACCTTTCTTATGGTGGTCTGCAGGGACCGAACGGGTCCACTGGTGTAGGAATCACAAGCGCTTTGGTGAACGCGAACGGTCACTTGATGGTGACTTTCTCGAACTCCGTCGTTGCAAACGCCGGCTACGTTGTCGGCGCGGCCGGACCGACCGGCAACACCGGCGCTAACGGTGCTGCTGGAGCGACAGGTGCAACTGGGGCGAATGGCGTCGGTATAACTTCAGCCACAATCGACGGCAGCGGTTATTTGATCATCACCTATTCCAACTCAGCCACCGCGAATGCTGGATACGTGGTCGGACCGGCTGGAGCTAACGGTGCTAATGGTACTAATGGCACCAATGGAACCAACGGAGTAAACGGCGTCGATGGTTCAAACGGCATAAGCATCACTAGCTCAGTCGTAAACTCCAACGGCTACCTCATCATAACCTACTCAAACTCTGCGACTTCAAACGCGGGATACGTAGTAGGTAACTTCGATGCAAACACAGCTGGATCGTTGAATGTAAACAGCTCGCTTACGTCTAACAACGCTTCCTACTTAGGAGGCAACAGCGCGGCAGATCTTAGGACCTATGCCGACAATAAAGCTGGAAACGCTTATTCCAACGCGGTCGCTTACACCGACGCAACCTTCCAGACTATGACGGGTCTAAGCGCTAATGTGGCGATCTTAAGTGCAAACGCCGCTACGTACTTGAATGGTAAGACTGAGTCGAACCTCAACGTCAACAACTCTTTGACTTCAAACAACGCCAGCTACCTCGGCGGAAACACCGCTTCTGACTTAAGAACTTATACCGACAACAAATCCGGAAACGCGTACACCAACGCGACCACCTTTGCCTCAAACGCCACAAACATCTCAAGCGGCACATTGGGTGAAGCGCGCCTTCCATATAGGATGGATCAGAACGTAAGGACTACCGACACCGTCTCGTTTGGAAACATGACGATCACGGGCAACCTCACCGTGACAGGCAACGTCGCGGTGATCGGGGCGAACAACCTTACGCTCATCGATAACATGATCTACCTGAATAGTAACAACAACGTTACTAATCCAGACCTTGGCTTCGCCGGCAACTACAACGACGGTTCGTACCACCACGCAGGATTCTTCAGAGACGCGACCGACGGTTTCTGGAAAGTGTTCGACAACTACGCGCCGGAGCCTGACGCTTCACCGTACATCGACACCGCCAACGCGACCTTCCACATCGCCGACTTCCATGCCAACACGCATCGCGTGGGTAACACCTCGGTGTACGCGACGATCAACAGCACCGCTTTCTCAGGTTCTGCAAACAATGCTTCGTACCTCGGAGGCACCGCGGCCGCTGGATATCAGACGACCGCTGGTTTGTCGGCAAACGTAGCGACCCTAACAGCCAACGCTGCTGGATACTTGAACGGTAAGACCGAGTCAAACCTCAACGTCAACAGCGCATTGGTCTCTAACCTTGCGACATACATCGTGGCGAACACGGGTCTCGTTTCCAACGCGTCTGGTGTATTCGTAAACGCGTCATACGTTGCTACACAGAACGCCAACAACGCAACGTACGCGTTCGGCAAGTCTGAAGGCAACCTGAACGTAAACAACGCCCTCACCGCGAACAGCGCATCCTACCTAGGATCTTCAAACAATACAGGAAACACCACTGGAATATACACCACCGGTGTAGTCACTGCCAATGGAACTATCACTGGACTAGATCTTGTTTCAACGGCTGCCAGTGGAGACGAAGGTGGTGAGATAAGGTTAGCAAAAGCACCGAATGGAACGACAAACGGTGTGATAACAATCGATGTTTATCAAAATAAAATAAGAATTTTTGAAAGCGGTGGCAATAATCGCGGAGCATATATTGATATCTCCGCAGCTGCAAACGGCGTTGGCACCAATCTTCTAACGGGTGGAGGTGGAGGCACCGGAACGGTGACTTCCGTTGGATCGGGAAATGGTCTCACCGGCGGTCCGATTACAGGATCTGGGACTCTTTCAATCCTTGCCAACACTGGAATCGTTGCAAACGCGACAGGGTTGTTTGTAAACTCTGCGTACATTGGAACCATAACGTCTAACAACGCAACATATGCATTCGGTAAGACCGAAGGAAACCTAAACGTCAACAACTCTTTGACGTCCAACAATGCTTCTTACCTGAACGACACGGCGGCCGCCAACTATGTGCAGAATACCGACTCAAGGACGCTATCAGGAAATCTTAACTTCACCGGCGCCAACACCACGATCTCAGGAAATTTAACGATCACGTCCACCGGCGAACTTATAATCACCAGCGGCGCAGGTATATATGCTAATGGAGGTCTTGGCAGTTCAGGTCAAGTACTTACGTCTAACGGCAGCTCAGTTTACTGGTCGACCCCGAGCTCCGGCGGCGGAAGCTCCAACGTTACAACAGGCAAGGCGATAGCGATGGCAATCGTCTTCGGAGGATAATATGGCTAACCCAAACATAGTGAACGTCACTACGATCTATGGAAATACGTCGACGCTTTCGGTGAGCACCACGGCGGCGAACGTCGTACAGAATCCAAACGCTTCTGGAGCTGTATATAAGATCAATTCTTTGACGATCGCGAATATAAACACGACGCCGTCGGCAGTCTCAGTGACCGTTGAATACAACAACGCTGGAACGAATACCTACATCGCACGCGCGGTAACGGTGCCGGCAAACGCGTCTTTGACGATCTTAGGTAAAGACAACCCGATCTACCTCTTAGAAAACACTTCACTTCAGCTTACCGCTGGCGTGAATACTTCATTGACAGCAATTTGTAGTTTTGAGCAGATAAGCTAATGGCAAGAATTAGGCCGGACGGTGGCGTACACGGAAGTGTAATCACATCGAACACAACAAGCGCGGTTGGCATGTGGTCTCTTAAAGATCTTGAAAGATCTGTAAGAAATACTGCTTGGCCCTCCCCTCCACCGGCTGTTGTGACAGATGCAAATTTTTACTACAATACTTTCTTGACTCATGCCGAAGGAACTGATGGATCAAACAACACAGTATTTGTCGACGGTTCTACTAACTCGTTAATTATAAACACGAACGGTAAACCTCAACAGGGTTCATTTTCTCCATTCAGTCATACCGGTTGGTCTAATTATTTTAACGGCAGCAGCGACTATCTACAGGCAACGGTTACGGCACCGGACGCAGACTTTACGATCGAAGGCTGGGTAAATTTTAGCACAGTGTCATCGGGCGTAGGTAACTCACCGTCACCCTTTGCAATACTTGGTGCATCGAGCAGTGCAGGGTTTCAAGTTTACGGTAGCGCCTTAGGTTGGGCGGTAAGAAACAATTCTCAAAACATTCTAGGTGTCGGTGGAAGTTCTGGATTAGGAACGCCTCCGGTAGTCGGCAGGTGGTATCACGTCGCGTTTGTAAGAAACTCCGGAACTGTAACACTCTATGTAGATGGTAGTTCAGTGGGATCCTCTTCAACTTCTTATACGTTCACCAATACGTCATTGACCATCGGCAGAAGCATTGTCGCTGGGACTTCATACTTTAATGGATACGTATCAAACTTGCGATACGTATCAAATCAAGCTCTTTACACTTCCAACTTCACTCCTTCGACGACCCCGCTCACAGAGGTTGGAGGTACAGATTTTCTCAGCTGTCAAAGTAATAGGTTTGTTGATAATTCAAGCAACGCTAGATCTATTACAATCACAAGCACAGCGAGCGTTCAACCCTTCTCTCCATTCGTGCCATCTTCTTCTTACTCTACCTCAACAGTTGGAGGGAGCGCATATCTCGCTGGTTCTTCCTCAGCAGATTATTTACAGAGCAGTGGATTTTCTGCAGCACTGTTGCCTTCAACCGGTCAAGATTTTACAATTGAGTTTTGGGCTTATCCACTCGCCACTGCAAGACAAGACTGGTTCAACCTTCAGGCAACGTCAGGATTCAACAGAATCTTGTTCTATTATAGTGGGACTCAGATTGTTTATTCAGGAGGCGACTCAACAGCCGCCTCTGCAAGGATAACTTATACGACATCTCTTTTTAGGCAGTGGTATCACATCGCGCTTTGTAGATCTTCGGGATCGACTAAGATGTTTGTCAACGGAACGCAAGTTGGCTCCACTTACACCGATTCATTAAACTGGACAAACAACCTTCAATTCACTACCGGTAAGGATCCTGGTGGTTCTACTTATGTAACTGGCTATATGTCGAATATAAGATACGTAAAAGGAACTGCGTTGTACACCAGCAACTTTACAGTACCAACTGCTCCTCTTACAGCCATTTCAAACACAGCTTTACTTTTAAACTTCACAAACGCAGGCGTAATCGATCAAACTGGTAAAAACAACATTGTTAATTATGGTACTGCAACAATATCTACAACTCAAGAAAAATTTGGAAACTCTAGCATATCAATACCAGCCGCGACTAATAGTTATTACCTCAGCACTTCTTCTGAGTTCTATGATTTAAGAGCTGGAAGTTGGACAATAGAGCTTTGGGTGTATCCATTAGGAACATCTACAAGAACAGGATTCATATCAAAATCTAACTCTGCCGGCACAAGCGTTCCATTTCTTATTGAAATGACGTCTTCAGGTTTCTTACAGGCCATTGCTCAAGACGGTGTTAGTCAAAAAGTAATAACAGATGCTAGCTCACTGACGGCAAATGCTTGGACACACGTTGCTTTAGTAAGAAATGTGAATACTTTAACATTATACAAGAATGGCGTTTCTGTAGGAACACCGCAAACTTTATCCGGCGCTTTAGTCACCACCACGGATGAATTAAGAATCGGCGTAACAAAATTTGCTTCATCAGGGGCAGGTTGTTATATAGATGACGTTAGAATCACCAAAGGTGTTGCTGTTTATACTACAGGATTCACACCTCCTTCAACTACTTTCGCTGATCAATGAGGTAACTTATGGAAGAACTTATAGAAAAGTTCGCGATGCAGTGTGTGTCTTGGCCGTACTGGAGAGACATGCCGAACGACGGATCCGTTCCGGCAGACCTCATCACTGAGTGGCCTCCTCACATTACAGAAGTTCAAAAAGCTTTCTGGAGAAACTTTGTTTCTATGATGATTGATGATCTAAAGATTGAATTGAGTCGGGAGCTCGTGACTGTCAACAACACAAAGCTCGACAACATAATCAACATTCTTAATTCTAAGTAAGGAGACACTATGTTAACAGAAGAACAAATTAAGCACGGCTACCCAAACTCAAAGCCGGACATCGTCAAGGCGCTTGTTGAGAGCTTTGAGACCCTCGCGAGCAAGTATGAGATCTCAGGTCTCCGTCTCGCGCACTTCCTCGCGCAGACCGCGCATGAGTCGGGCGGCTTCCGCGTCATCGAGGAGAACCTCAACTACTCAGCCGATGGACTCATGAAGATTTTCCCCAAGTACTTCAGGGACAAGGACCCGAACGAATATGCTAGGAAGCCTGAAAAAATTGCGAACGTTGTTTACGCCTCGAGAATGGGTAATGGTGATACTGCTTCTGGCGACGGCTATAGGTTTCGCGGCCGCGGACTTATCCAACTTACCGGAAAAAGCAACTATACTGGGTTCGCAACTGATTCCGGAGTAAGCGTGGATGAAGCCGTTGCCTACCTCGCTACGCCGCAGGGCGCGATCGAGTCGGCAGCTTGGTTCTGGAAAAAGAACGGCCTCAACGCTCTTGCCGACAAAGATGACGTGGTCGCCGTCACGAAGCGCATCAACGGTGGCACCATCGGCCTTGAGGATCGCAAGAAGCACACCGAAGAGTTCAAAGAGATCTTGGGAGTCTAAGACTTGACAGCCGCACACAGACAGGATGATCTGAGGGTGTGCGGAGCCACAACCATAGTGACCGGTCAAAGCTCCGTCTTCGTCAATGGAAAGCTTTGGGCGGTCGACGGTGATCAGAACAGTCACGTCGGCGGGGCTTTGAATCCCGTCGGCATGACAGTAAAAATAAACAATAAGAAAGTAGTCGTGGTAGGGGATCCCGCGTCAGCCGACCTTTTGCACCCTCCGCCTCCCACCGACGCCAGCACCGGAAGCGGGAACGTCAACTGCTACGGCTGATTATAAATACCTGAAAGAGGAAATTTATAATGGCCACTCCAACGACCAGAGACCAATTCAAAGAGTACTGCCTGCGTAAGCTCGGCAAGCCGGTCATCGAGATCAACGTCGACGACGATCAGGTCGACGATCGCATCGACGAGGCGCTCAAATACTACTACGACTATCACTTCGACGGCACCGAGAAGCAGTTCTACCGCCACGTCTTTCAAGCCGGCGACTTCCCAGACGTAGTCAAGGAGGTTATGGTCTACGACGGAGGCACGGGCTACTCAAACACGGACACTGTCACGATCACCGCGGCGACCGGCGACACGACAGGCACGGGGGCAACTGCGACGCTCACGACCTACGCGAACGGCACGATTCAATCGATCAACGTCACCGCGAGGGGATCGAACTATAGGCTCGATCCAAACGTATCCATCACGACCAGCGGCGGATCGGGCGCGAGCGTACAAGCTTTCAAGGGTGGATACATCACCATCCCACAGAACATCATAGGTGTCGTCAACATCTTCGACATCGGCGATTACATCGCTACCAACAACATCTTCAACATACGCTACCAGATCGCGTTGAACGACCTGTACACATTAACCTACCAGTCGATGGTTCCCTACTACATGGCTTTTCAACACATCCAGCTCCTTGAGCAGCTTCTCGTCGGTAAGCAGCCGATCCGCTACAACAGGAACACGAATCGCTTGTACATCGACGTCAACTGGAACAAGGTTGAGGCCGGTCAGTACTTGGTCATCGAGGCTTATCAGATCGTCGACCCGACCAAGTTCACGGACGTATGGAACGATCGCTGGCTTCAGAGGTACGCGACGCAACTCATCAAGAAGCAGTGGGGCACCAACTTGACGAAGTTCAACGGTCTTCAGCTTCCGGGAGGGGTCACCTTCAACGGTGAGAAGATATACAACGACGCCGAAGCTGAGATTGAGAAGCTTGAGAACGAGATGGCGGTGTCCTACTCGTTGCCCGCATACGATATGATCGGATGATTGATGGCAACCTCCGTCTTCTTCAACAACTTCAACTCCACCGCTGAGCAGAACCTCATCGAGGACTTGATCATTGAGTCGATCAGGATCTACGGCATCGACGTATACTACATCCCTAGGACCACGAGCAACCGCGACGACGTCTTCAGGGAGGGTTCATACTCATACAACTCATCCTACTTGATCGAGGCTTACATAAGGAACGTCGACGGCTTCACCGGAGACGGGGAGTTCTTATCGAAGTTTGGACTGCAGGTCAGGGACCAGATCGTGTTCACGATCGCTCAGAGGACTTTCAAGGCAGAAGTCGGAAACTACACGGCCGACGTTCGTCCGAAGGAAGGAGACCTCATCTGGTTTCCATTGACGCGATCGGTGTTTCAGATTAAGAACGCGGACGTCAAGCCTATATTCTATCAGCTCGGTGCCCTTCAGACCTACGACTTGACCTGCGAGCTCTATGAAGCTAGCAGCGAGACTTTCAACACCGGCATCACCGAGATCGACGGCGTATACAACGCCCTTTCACTTAAGTCTGATGGATACGAGCTTCTCGCTGAGAACGGAAACGTTCTCGTCACTGAATCCGGCGAGAGGATCATCCTTGAGAGCTTCGACATCGAAGCCATCGACGTGCAAGCTGAGAACGACGTCTATGAGACTGAAGGTCAAGACTTCATCGACTTCACCGAGTTCGATCCGTTCAGTGAAAAGGCTGGAGGCTATAGAAGCTAATGCTCTCAGTCCCATTCTATCACTCGCTTCTTCGCAAATACGTGGTCATATTCGGCACGCTGTTCAACAACATCAAGATCGAGAGGCTCGACGCAAACGGAAACGTGGTGACGAGCTTCAAGGTTCCCATCGCCTACGGACCGAGGGAGAAGTTCCTCGCCCGCGTCGAAGCCAACCCGACCGGCATAGTTCAGACTGCGGCCATACTTCCAAGGATCGGCTTCGAGATCAGCGGCATAAGGTACGCCAGCGACAGGAAGCTTCAGACCACGATCCCGCTGTATACCAACCAAAACGTATCGGGCAACAGCGTCCTCAAGAAGGTGTACTCACCCGTTCCATACGACATCGACTTCACCATGTCCATCATGACGAAGCAGACCGAGGACGCGACTAGGATAGTCGAGCAGATCCTCCCTTACTTCACCCCTGAGTGGACCATATCGGCTCAGCTTCTGGCTGACTTTGAGAACACCACGGACATCCCGATCGTCATCGGTTCCATCGACATCGAGGATACGTACGCGACTGACTTCACCCAGCGGCGCGCTTTGATCTGGACGATCAACTTCACCATGAAGGCGTACCTCTACGGTCCGGTGACGAAGGCGAAGCAGATCAAGGTCGCGACTGTCAACTCATTCGCTCCCATGACGGCGAACCTCGCCCTCAACAGGGTCGTCACCCAGCCGGGACTAGACGCAAACGGAAACCCGACGACGATTCTCGCGGACACCATTCCATACACGTCGATCGATGAGACCGACAACTTCGACTATGTGATCACAACTACGGACTTCCCAAGTGGCTGATAAGAAAGATATCATAGGGCAGTCGCTCAACCTACCCGACATGCCGAGTAAGTCGAGGATAACCGACCTGACACCTAAGATCGCGACCGACGACTACGAATTCGCGCGCAGCAACCTATACGACCTCATCAACAAGGGTTCACACGCACTTGAGGACATCATAGACGTCGCGAAGCAGTCTGAGTCGCCTAGGGCTTTCGAGGTCGTGACGAACTTATTGAAGACGATGGTCGACGCGAACAAAGACCTACTCGAGCTCGCGAAGAAGCAGAAGCAGCTCGAAGACGTCAAGGACGAGGGTCCAAAGACCGTGAACAACAACCTCTACCTGACGTCGGCAGACCTCTTGAAGATGATAAAGAGCAATGAGTGAGATCTACTTAGGTAATAAGAACCTAAAGAGCCGCGACGTAAAGATACCGTTCACCGCGGATCAGGTGCAGGAGTACCTGAAATGTTCGAGAGACGTGGAGTACTTTTGTCAGAAGTACGTTAAGATCGTCAACGTCGACCGAGGCCTCATAGACTTCGCACCGTACAAGTACCAAGTCAAGATGTTCGACGTCTTCGATGCGAACAGGTACACGATCTGTAAGATGCCTCGTCAGGTCGGTAAGACCACGGGCGTCGTAGGCTACCTCCTTCATAAAGTTCTCTTCAACGAGAACTACAACGTCGCCGTCCTCGCTAACAAGGAGAGGCAGGCCCGTGAGATCTTGGCTAGGGTTCAACTGGCCTACGAGTGGCTTCCGAAGTGGATGCAGCAGGGGATAGTCGAGTGGAACAAGGGAAGCATCGAGCTTGAGAACGGGTCGAAGATCCTCGCCTCGTCGACCTCATCGAGCGCGATCCGCGGTCAGTCCTACAACCTCATCTACCTAGACGAGTTCGCCTTCGTTCCGCGCAACATTCAAGACCAGTTCTTCGCCTCGGTCTTCCCGACGATATCTTCTGGTCAAACGACTAAACTCATCATAACTTCAACGCCGAACGGTATGGACCTCTTCTATAAGATCTGGATCGACTCCGAGCAGGATCGCAACACCTACGCCCGAGTCGACGTACATTGGTCGGACGTTCCGGGACGCGACGAGGCTTGGAAAGATCTGATGATCAAGAACACCTCGGTCGATCAATTCAGGCAGGAGTTCGAGTGTGAGTTCCTTGGGTCGTCGAACACCCTCATCCACCCGTCGGTCTTGTCGAAGCTCGTGTTCTTCCCGCCGCAGACGAACGCGCAGGGAGTCAACGTCTTCGCCGAGCCTAAGAAGGGTCACCAATACTTCATGACGGTCGACTTGGCCGAGGGTCTCGGTCAGGACAGCTCGGCCTTCACCGTGATAGACGCGACGACAGTGCCGTACGAGGTGGTCGCGACCTATAAGAACAGCAGCATATCGGAGCTCCTGTTTCCTACCCTAATCATGAACGTGGCCAAGTACTACAACAGCGCTTGGGTCCTCGTTGAGACGAACATAGGGTCGCAGGTCGTCAACATCCTTCACCAGGACCTTGAGTACGAGAACGTGGTCACGACTAAGACCAGCGGTCGAAAGGGAGTCATGCTTGGTTCGGGCGGAAGCCAAAGTCGACTCGGCGTCAAGACCACGAAGGTCACGAAGAGGATAGGCTGCTCCAACCTCAAGTCTCTGGTCGAGTCGAATAAGATAAAGCTCAACGACTTTGAAGTCATCCAGCAGCTCTCGACCTACGTCGCGGATAAGTCGTCGTTCAACGCCGAAGAAGGCCATCACGACGACTTGGTCATGTGCTTGGTCCTGTTCTCATGGATGGTTAGTCAAGAGTACTTCAAGGAATTGTCGGACACCGACGTTCGACAGAGGATCCTAGAGGAGAACGAGAGGCAGATCGAGGAGAACATGTCTCCCTTCGGATTCCAAGACGACGGTATGCCTGAAGAAGACGTGATGACGGTCTCAGGCGACGAGTTCGACCGCCTGCTTCTAAACTAGCCTTTTTATAAATAAGAATACGATTTATTGCTCTAATTTTATGATCAAAGGAGAAAATCATGCCATTTCAAGTAAGTCCTGGCGTCAACGTCTCTGAAGTCGATCTTACCACCATCGTCCCTGCGGTGTCAACCACTCAGGGTGCGATCGCGGGCGTCTTCAGGTGGGGACCGGTTAACGAGAGAGTTTTGATCTCTAGCGAAGATGAACTCGTCGCAACTTTCGGACGCCCAACCGCAAACAACTACGAAACTTTCTTCACAGCCTCAAGCTTCTTGGCCTACGGCAATCAGCTCTACGTCGTTCGCTCTAATGCATCTAATGCCTACAACTCAGTGGCGGCGGTCAACAGCTCAGTCTCTTTCGCCAACACGAGCGTAAGGAACAGCGAATCATACGATAACCAAGTTGGAACTTTTGATGCAAACGCATACTGGATCGGTAAGTACGCCGGCTACCAAGGCAACAGCTTGAAGATCTCGACCTGTGAATCGACGAACGCCTACTCGGCCACCTTGACCGGTAACTCGGACAGCGTTCCGGCCTTTAGCTTTACGATTAACAGCAACACCCTTCAAATCGTCGTGACTTCAGCCACTTCGAACACCAACGCCAACACGATGGCCAACACAATCGTCAACCTACTTAACGTTGGCGACTACGTGGTAGCTGGTAACTCAACACTCGGCACTCAGAACATCAAGATCACCTCGATCGGTGCACCTTCGGTGACTGCGAACTCGACGGTCTACACGGCTCAGGCAAACATCTCGCTTTCGACCACCTATAACTTGTCGCAGAACGTTAGCTCAAACTCCGTTACCCGTTACTGGGAGTTCTTCAACTTCGTCGATGCCGCACCTGGCACCTCGAGGTACACTTCATCGCTCGGCGGCGCCGGCGACGAGCTCCATGTCGCGGTTGTCGACGAAGACGGCGTCTTCACCGGCACGGCTGGTCAAGTTCTTGAGATCTGGAAAGGTCTCTCACGCGCTTCGGATGCAAAGACCGAAGACGGCGCGACGAACTTCTATCAGACCGTTATCAACCAGCAGTCGCAGTACGTCTGGTTCGCCAACGCAAGGGCCGGCGTGACTTCAAACACCGCTTCCAACATGACGGCGATCACGGTTGGTCCCTACACCCAGTCGTTCCGCAGCGGGTACGACGGCGTGACTGAGACGACTCAGACTCTGGCAAACCTGACGGACGCGTATTCCAAGTTCGCCAAGACCGAACAGGTCGACGTCTCGCTCATCCTTACAGGAAAGAATCAGTATGGTGCGCTCGGTGAGGGTCTCGCAAACTGGATCATCGACAACATCGCTGAAGTTCGCAAGGACTGCATCGTTCTCGTGTCTCCTCCTAAGAGCCTCGTTGTCGCGACTTCGTCCCACAGCCCAGCTGATTCATTGGTGACCTTCCGCAACGCGGTCCACAACAGCTCATACGCCGTCATGGATTCAGGATACAAGTACATGTACGACAAGTACAACGATACGTATCGCTGGGTTCCTTTGAACGGCGACGTCGCTGGAACGATCGTTCGCACCGACAACACGAGGGATCCTTGGTTCTCACCCGCAGGCTTCAACCGCGGTCAGATCAAGAACGTTGTGAAGCTCGCCTTCAACCCAGACAAAACCGACAGGGACGTCATCTATAAAGCTGACATCAACCCAGTCGTCAACTTTCCTGGTGAAGGAACTGTTCTCTACGGTGATAAGACCCTTCTCGGTAAGCCTTCGGCTTTCGATAGGATCAACGTTCGCCGCCTCTTCATCGTCCTCGAGAAGGCGATCTCGACCTCCGCGAAGTTCACCCTCTTTGAATTCAACGATGAGTTCACTAGGGCGACGTTCCGCAACCTCGTCGAGCCTTACCTCAGGGACATTAAGGGCCGTCGCGGCATCTACGACTTCCGAGTCGTGTGTGACGAGACCAACAACACACCTGAGCGCATCGATCGCAACGAGTTCTGGGGCGACATCTACATCAAGCCGGCGCGTTCGATCAACTTCATCCAGCTTAACTTCGTCGCGGTGCGAACCGGAGTTCAGTTCGATGAGATCGTCGGTAGGGTATAATAGGAGCTAAAGATGGCATTTTCAATCAACGACATTAGGGCTCAACTTACTCTCGGTGGCGCTCGCCCAGCACTCTTTCAAGTCACCATCACGAACCCAGTCTCGGCCATCGCCGACCTCAAGGTTCCATTCCTCACGGTGAGGGCGGAGATTCCGGCCTCAACCATAGGCAACATCGCAGTTCCATACTTCGGCCGCAAGATCTACGTGGCCGGAGACCGCACCTTCGCGCCGTGGACGGTCACAGTCATGAACGACGAAGACTTCCTCATCCGCAACGCGATGGAACAGTGGAACAACTCGATCAACGCCTACGAAGGCAACATCAACAAGCTTGGCTCGGGAGCTCCTGCGCTCTATAAGTCTCAAGCTACGGTGACTCAATTCGGTAAAGCCGGAGAAGTGCTCAGGACCTACCAGTTCAACGGCATCTTCCCCGTCGAAGTCTCGAATATCGGTCTTGACTGGAACGCTCAAGACCAGCTGGAGGAGTTCAACGTAACCTTCCTCTACGACAACTTCGAGGTGGTCGGCGGCATCACCGGCAACGCCGGCGGCGCGATCTAACGACTTTGATGGAGCCGCTATAAATAAACCTATAGCGGCTCTTTCATAGGAAATCATTATGCAGTTATTTGGTTTTGAGATCAAGAGAAAAGAAGAGCAGCCTCTTGAGTCCTTCGCTCCCGAGATAAAAGACGATGGTGCAGTGGTCGTTGCCGCAGGAGGCATGTACGGCACCTACATCGATCTTGATGGGACCGCGAGGACGGAGGCTGAGCTCGTTTCTAAGTACAGGGAGATCTCACTCGAAGCCGAGATCGAGAGAGCCGTTGACGACATCGTCAATGAAGCCATCGACACGGACTCGGACGAAGTGGTCAAGATCAACCTCGACAACATCGAATACAGCGACGACGTAAAGAATAAGATCCGCGAGGAGTTCGACCACATCCTTGAGATGTTCAACTTCCAGAACGAAGCCTATGAGATCTTTAAGCGCTGGTACGTCGACGGTCGCCTCTACTACCACGTAATCATCGATGAGAAGAATCCTAGGGCCGGAATCCAAGAGATCCGATACCTTGATCCGCGAAAGATCCGTAAGGTTCGCGAGGTCAAGAAGGAGCCTAAGGGTCCCATCACCATTCAAAAGACGAAGCGCGAGTACTTCGTGTACTCAGATCGCTCGTTCGTAGCCGCCCCAGGAAACGCTGGATTGGCGCAGGACAACAACTCAACCGGCGGCCTTCGCATAGCCACCGACTCGATCCTTCACGTCACATCTGGACTGATGGACAAGAACAACCAGATGGTCTACTCATACCTGCAGAAAGCCATCAAGCCTCTCAATCAACTTAGGACGCTCGAAGATGCTACAGTCATCTATCGTATTAGTCGCGCTCCTGAGCGCCGTATTTTCTATATTGATGTCGGTAATCTACCGAAGGTGAAGGCCGAGCAGTACCTTCGCGATATGATGGTTCGCCATAAGAATCGTCTCGTCTACGACGCTGTCACCGGCGAGGTTCGCGACGATCGCAAGTACATGACGATGCTTGAAGACTACTGGCTCCCCCGTCGTGAGGGCAACCGTGGAACGGAGATCACAACCCTTCCAGCCGGTCAGAACCTCGGTGAGATGCAGGACGTCGAGTACTTTCAGATGAAGCTGTTTCGCTCTCTCAACGTTCCGGTCTCAAGGCTCAACACCGAGACGGCGAACGTATTGGGCAGGGCCTCGGAGATCTCACGCGATGAGGTCAAGTTCACCAAGTTCGTTGGTCGCCTGCGCCGTAGGTTCTCAATGCTCTTCCTTGAAGCTCTCAAGAAGCAGCTCATCCTCAAGGGCGTCTGCTCGGAGGAGGATTGGTCGGAGCTTCAGCAGCAGATCAACTTCAACTTCAACAAGGACAATCACTTCGAGGAGTTCAAGGAGATCGAGGTGATGCAAGGAAGGTTGAACCTTCTCAACCAGATGATGCCGTACATCGGTCGCTACTACTCAGACCTCTGGATCCGTAAGAACATCCTCAAGATGGATGAGAAGGAGATCGCGGACATGATGGATGAGATGGCGGGTGAGAAAGTTCCACTCACTACACCTATTGAGCCGGGACAACCGTCACCACCGCCGCCGATCGCCAACAAGCCGAACATCCCAGGAACCGGCGAACAGTACTAATTTTATAAATACTATGAGATTTTGGAGGATTTTATGACTGAACTTTCTGATATTTTTCACTCGGCGTTCACAAAAGACGCCGTCGGACTCAAAGCGGCCGTCGACGCAGCGCTTTCAGCGCGCTCGCAGGAAGCTGTATCAAACATCACCGCCGACGTCGCGGCGAGCATGTTTGGTATGACCGTCGGCGATGAAGTCGAAGTAGACTCCTCCGACACGGATTCAAACATCGAAGACTCAAGTCAGGAAGAACAAACCGATGAAGCTCTATGACAAACTTAAGAAAAGCATAACGGAAGTTCAAGAGCCTCTCTCACAGGGCGAGAAGAACTTCAAAGCCCTTCACAACCCAGACTTCAAGAACCTCGTTCCCGGCGTCACCGATCAGGAGCACCTGTTCAAGGGTTCACCTCAGCGCAAGGATCCTAAGACCGCGTCCTATGAAGACAGCGAGTCGGCCCAAGCCTATGATAAGACTTTGAACGTTGAAGAAGAAGCTGAGATCGATGAAGCTCGGTCGAATCTCTACATCGGCACCGTTCACAAGGACGACCCCGACTATGAGAAGAAAGTCGGCGAGATGAAGAAGAAGGCCGTCGGCGGACACCGCGTTCGCGGTCGCGCCCCGCTCGAAAAGTTCAAGCACCTCTATAAGAAGGGCGGAGAGCTTTATACCATGACTTCACAGGACGTTAAGCCTGAGCACAGCGCACGGGTCGATGTCTACTCAAGGAAGCCGATGAAGAACGAAGAGGTCGAGCAGGTCGAAGAAGAGCATCAGTACATTGAAGTAAAGAACAAGCACACCGGCGCAATTAAGCACGTTAAAGTTCACCCCTCAAAAGCTTTCGCGGCTCTGAATCAATATAAAGATAAGAACAACACCGCTCGCATCGTGAATAAGAAGCCGATGAAGGAAGACGTTGAGCAGATCGACGAAGTCATCACAAAGAAGACTCCGCTCGCTAAAGTCATCTCAGACTTCGTTCACAGCAAGAACCCTAAATTCGCCGGTAAGTCTAAGAAGCAGCGCATGAAGCAGGCCCTCGGAGCCTACTACGCCATGCAGCGCAACGAAGACGTTGACACGGAGAGCGACGACTACGACTTTGAAGGCATCATGGCGAAGACCGAGCTCTCGGCGCTTCGCGATAAAGCCGACAAGCTCATCTCTATGATCAACGATTCAGACGACCTTGAAGCTTGGGTTCAGTCAAAGATCTCATACGCCAAGTCGCAGCTCGACGGCGTCTACGACTATATGACCTACAGCGGTGAGCATAAGCCTCAGAAGCCGATGGATCAGACTTCACCGATGGCCGCCAACTACGCGAACTTCATGAACCGCATGGGTGAGGAGTTCGTCGTTGAGAAGAAGGGCGACGACGAAGATGAGTCGGACCGCGCGGCGAACAAGAACATCATCAACCAGATGCGTAAAGCTCCGGTCGACGGCATGCATAAGATCACCTTTGAGAACGGCAAGAAGCACATGATCGAGCCTAAGCACGTCGCGAAGGCTTTGGAAGTTCACGCGAACACTCCGGTCGCCAAGGGCGCGAAGGAAGAGGTTCAGAACGCCCTCGGTCGCTCGCACGAAGACTTCATGCACGTCGTCAAGCACGGTAAAGCTCCGGCTGTGAAGCCTAAGCCCAAGGTGTCGCTCGGCACGATGCGCAAGGAAGAGGTTGATATGCCCACCCGCGAAAGTGGGAAGAAGGCCCGTCAAGCTATGACGATGATCGATCCAACCACCGGTCGCGTTAAGGTGAAGTACTTCACCCCAGCCCGCAAGGAGATCAAGGTCACCGCCGAGGAGCTCAAGGGCAACCAACATAAGATCGACGCGAACAAGAACGGCAAGATCGACGGCCAAGACTTTAAGATCCTTCGCGGCAAGAAAAAGGTTCAAGAAGCCGAGGAGATGACGGCAGCCAACGTCGCGAAAGCTGCCGCCTCTCAGACTCAGCACGGCGTAGTCGGCAAGGAGAACATGCAGCAGGACAGCATCGACAAGATGAAGTCCGATCCGTTGGCCTCAAAGGAGAAGGTTACCCTTCCGCCGACACAGGGCAACAAGCCGATCGGTGGCGACACACAGACCCATGCAAACGTCGCTGAACAGCTGTTAAATAAGTTGTATGATACTTTATCGGAAGAAAACAAAGAGAAGTTTGAACAGATGCTTGAGACCGACGAAGGTGTTCAGTATCTCTTAGACTTCGCAAGAGAGCAGGGACTTTGATGCCTAATTCAATCAAACCAATCGGCGCTGAAAGATCCATTGCTTCGGCAAACAACGTCGCTTCGGCCAAGCTCGTAAGGGTGATCAACACCGGAGCCGCCGCGGTGCTCAACTTCGCCTATGCGAACGCCACGGTATACGCCAACGTCACGGTCACGAACACAGAGTTCGTGGTCGTTGAGAAGCAACCAACCGACACACTCACCGGTGCAAATATGCTCGCGACCCCGCTTGCGTATACACACTGAGGAAACTAAGATGAAGCTCATAGCAGAACTAAACGAATCGGTCAAGGTCATAACCGAAGAGGGAGTGGAGGGCAAGAAGAACCTCTACATCCACGGACCGTTCATCCAAACTGAGGTAAAGAACCGCAACGGTCGCATGTATCGTCGCGAGTCGGTCGCCCGAGAAGTCAACAGGTACAACGAGGAGTACGTCAACAAGGGACGCGCACTCGGTGAGCTCGGCCATCCCGATGGTCCCTCATTGAACCTCGATCGCGTCTCACACAAGATCGTCTCGCTGGTGCCGGAAGGCAACGACTTCATAGGTAAGGCGCAGATCCTCTCCACCCCGATGGGTGAGATCGCCCGCAACCTCATCGAGTCCGGCGTCCAGCTCGGAGTCTCGACTCGCGGCATGGGTTCACTCAAAGAAGTGAACGGCGTCCAAGTTGTACAGGACGACTTCTACCTCGCCACGGCAGCCGACATAGTCGCCGACCCGTCCGCCCCGAACGCCTTCGTAAACGGCATCATGGAGGGCGTAGATTGGGTCTGGGACAACGGCCTGCTCAAGGCTCAGGAGCTGGAGAAAGCAAAGAAACACATTGAAGAGTCCGCCCGCAAGGTGAACAAGAAGGAGCTCGAAGAGGCTCAACTCCGGATCTTCAAGCATTTCGTTTCAAATCTTTGAGTTTTATAAATACTTTAAGAAAAAACAGGAGTATTCTAATGTCTGAAGAAAACTTGAACCACGAAGATCTTGAAATCGACACCCAAGTGGCGGTCGAAGAAGAGACTTCAAACGCAGGCACGATCGCCGCAAAGCCGACCGTGTCTCGCTCAGACCTTATCAGGAACATGGTTTCATACGCGACGAAGATGGGTTCGGAAGAGCTCGCTGACTTCGTTGCCCGCATCGGCTCAGCTGAAGAGATGACCTCTTCAAACGACGCCAACTACGCTTCATCCGTGCAGGTCACAGGCGACGCGTCTGCAAAGAACAAGGGATCGATCAAGTCAGCCGGCGCGCCGGAAGAAGCAGCTAAGGCGCTTCCTTCGGCTGTCAAGGAAGACCTCGCCCTCGTGTTCGGCAACTCGCTCGATCTCTCGGAAGAGTTCAAAGATAAGATCTCGACCCTCTTCGAAGCCGCGGTCATGACCCGCGTCGACCTCGAGAGGGTTCGCATCGAAGAAGAAGTCGCCGCTGAAGCTGAACAAGCCCTCGAGTCGCTCAAGGAAGAGATGGAGTCGAACATCGACGCCTACCTCAACTACGCAGTGGCTGAGTGGCTCGAGCAGAACAAGCTCGCGGTTGAGAACAACATCAAGGTTGAGATGGCTGAGTCTTTCTTTGCCGGCCTCCACAACCTCTTCACTGAACACTACATCGACATCCCGAACGAAGAAGTCAGCGTCGTTGAGTCGCTGATGGCTGAAGTCGAGGAGTTGAAGTCTCAAGTCAATGAGACGACTGAAAAGAACATCGAGCTCACTAAGATCGTTTCCCAGAAGGAAGTGTCCGAGTCGGCCGCGAAGCTTGCGGAAGGCATGACAGACACCCAGAAGGAAAAGTTCACCAAGTTGATTGAAGCAGTTGACTATTCTTCCGTTGAAGAGTTCAACAAGAAAGCTAACATCATCAAGGAAACTTACTTTGCTAAAAGTGACGTCAAGGTGAATGCTGATCAGCTTCTCAGCGAATCAGTCGATGAGCCCGCGAAGCCGGAACATGTGGCACCTGAGATGCAGGCCTACGTTCAGTCGCTTTCTAGAACAATTAAGAAGTAATTTTGGATAAATAATTAGAACCCCTCGAAAGGAGACAACAATGGAAACCTTCAGCATTAAAGAAGAGTTGCTTAATAAGTGGAAGCCCGTGCTCGAGCACGGTGACCTTCCTTCTATTAAGGACGCTCATCGTCGCCGTGTCACCGCGCAGATCCTCGAGAACACCGAGATCGCGATCAAGGAACAGGCGATGTTCAATCCACAGTCGTTGTTCGAAACTTCACCGACCAACTCTGTCGGCACCGGCGGCTACGCTGGCGCAGGCGGCACTGGCGTTGCTGGTTACGACCCGATCCTCATCTCTCTCGTTCGTCGCGCGATGCCTAACCTCATCGCATACGACATCTGCGGCGTCCAGCCGATGACCGGTCCTACCGGCCTCATCTTCGCGATGCGCGCAAACTACGCCAACTCGACCGCTCGTACAACCGACGAAGCCTTGTACAACGAAGCGAACACCGCGTTCGCTTCACCTGGCATCTCCTCGGCCAACACGATCGGCAACAAGAACGTCGGTACAGTTCCTGGCACAACCGCTCAGACGACCGTCCTCGCCAACAGCAACATCTACAACTTTGCTGGCGGCGCGAACACCCAACAGGCTGAAGCGCTCGGTTCGACCTCGAACGTTGCCTTCGCTGAAATGGCGTTCTCGATCGACAAGCAGACCGTGACCGCGAAGTCACGCGCTCTCAAGGCAGAGTACACCATGGAACTCGCACAAGACCTTAAGGCGATCCATGGCCTCGACGCTGAGACAGAACTCGCGAACATCCTTCAGTCGGAAATCCTCGCGGAAATCAACCGTGAAGTTGTTCGCTCGATCAACATCACCGCGGTCCGCGGCGCCAACACCGGCACCACGACTCAAGGCATCTTCGACCTCGACACCGACTCAAACGGTCGTTGGTCGGTTGAAAAGTTCAAGGGCTTGATGTTCCAGATCGAACGCGAAGCCAACCAAATCGCGAAGGACACCCGTCGCGGTAAGGGTAACGTCATCATCTGCTCGTCGGACGTCGCTTCGGCACTCCAGATGGCTGGCGTTCTTGACTACGCACCTGCTCTCAACAGCAACAACCTTCAGGTTGACGACACAGGCAACACCTTCGCCGGTGTGCTTAACGGCCGCTTCCGTGTCTACATCGACCCATACACCACCGGCAACTATATGACCGTTGGTTACAAGGGTGCCAACGTGTTCGACGCTGGTCTCTTCTACTGCCCATACGTTCCTCTCCAGATGGTTCGTGCGGTCGGTCAAGATACCTTCCAGCCGAAGATTGGCTTCAAGACTCGTTACGGCATCGTACCGAACCCCTTCGCAAAGGGTGCAACCGCTGCTTCGGCAACCGGCGCGCTCGAAGAAGACACGAACGTCTACTATCGTCGTGTTCTCGTGTCGAACCTTCTCTGATAATAAACAGAAGAAGCTACTTAAAGAACTTAGGGGACCCTTCGGGGTCCCCTTTTTTATTCCACGACTACTCTCTTCCAGTCGCCGTCTTTACTCTTCAGCCATAGGTTTCCATCTTCACCCACTGACATTGATACCTGTTTATTCGGATCATATTGAGGAAAGTTGCCAATCATCATAGAAGAACTATTTCCAAGATACATCATTGTACCATCTTTCTTCTTAGCTCCCATTAGAGTCATTTTTACTGAATCTGCTAATGGTTCCCCCGTCGGCTTCTCCTTAGCAAACGCTTCAACCGCCATCAAAGGCGATAGGGCAAACATTCCAAATAGACTACGTCTGTTCATTCTATGATCTCCAGATGATCTTTCACCACTTTAAACTTAACAACATTGTAATCAGAAAACCGATCGCCACCATACTTAAAATAATCTCGTCCGCCATCTACAAATGCTCCGTTCTTACCCTCACGAAAATCGTGGCGATACCGTGAATAGACAACCTCACCCTCAGCCTCGATCCCAGAGAACACCACGTCCTTGATGGATGGAAGTCCATCTGTGATCATCAGCGAGTCGCCCCTGAAGTATAAAGCGAAGTAGTTGGATCCCCGTGGATGAGCCTCTTCCGTATAGAAGATGGCTGCCGGTCTATTGCCCCAGTCTCCGTCTTTATACTTAAGACAAGACTCGAGAACGTACTTAGCTTTGTACTCCCTCTCGACCGTCTCGATGATTTCTTTCTTGAGAAAACTTGAATCCGTATTGATGATCATGGTCTATCCCTGTTTTAATCTCATAGTATGATTATACATGAGCGGGATGAAATGTCAACTATATTTTTAGCCTGTTTCTGGCATGGGTGGCGATGAGTTCTGGATTACTGGGAAGCATGGGATCATCTTTCTTATACCACCTCTCGCTCTTTTTCAATAAGAACGTGATTCCCAGCTCCTTAGCTAGCTTCTTCGCGTCGTCGATCTGATGTTCATTGAACTTCATAGGTATGAAAGTCCAAACACATTCTATCCCGCGAATCTTTGCCAGCTTAAATATCTCTAAGTTCTTATAGAAGTCCTTCTCAGTGAAGTTAACACGATAGATCCCAGCGGTCTCCTTGAATCCATCCATCGCTATGTTTAAAGCATCATTTTTAGTCATGAGCAAGAATATGCTTTTCCACCAGTCGAGGGATTTTCCTGAACCGTTTGTGTGAATTTGGATAAAAATGTTGTTTTCTTTAGCGATCTTGACAAGCTCATAGAAGTCTGGATGGTAAATGCAGTCGCCGTACGTTCCGCCGAAGAACATGCTCCTGTACTTCTTTGATTCACAGATCTTTCTAAACTGATCCACGGGAAAATCGTAGATCTCAAGCTCCTTTCTTTCTACGAGCCTTGTCCTTATGCACTTAGGACAGGAAAGCCTGCACCTCGTAGAAAGCTCGATGTCAAGATTCATGCTCTTCCAGCTCTTCCATCGTCCAGCGCATGCCCCTGCGATTCTTCATGGTTTCATGCGCCTGCAGTGAACAACGATTCTTACATACCTCTAGGTTGCTCTCGTAGCTCGTCTCTATGTGCTCGATCCAGTTCAAGAAAGAATCTTTGTCGTGAAACTCGTCGACACGCTCGTTGTTCTTTAATAGGTATTCATCCCTTGAGAATATGCTCTCCTTGAACTCCTTCCCCATGGCCGGAAAGCTGCAGCACGGGAGCCACCTGCCCTCGGCCGAGAAGTAGCTGTGCTGCCCAAAACGGCACTTTGGGACCACCCTTTTTTCCATCTCAAGCCCTCCTGATCGAGTATTTACCCCTAACCCATTGAAAAGATTACACAATTTTTTTTCTTAAAACCGGCACTTTTCTATTGACATTTTCTTAAAACTTTGATAAGATCTAGATAATGGATTGGAAAGGGTAGTCAAATGTTACAGGAAATCTACGCAGTAGTCTCAGCTTATATGCTCCCGATCTCGGTGGCCGTCACGGGTCTCACGATCTCGGCGATCTACGAAATCTTCTTTATGAAGGGTTGAACTATGAACAAGCGCAGGTTGGTGACTCAGCGCGAAAATAACGGTGTACAATTGTACGTAAAAGTGTATAATGGTAAGATTAGATCACGGAGACCCGCCAATGACGATGCACCTGCTTCCAGTATACTTCAACGACCTCAAGACCCGTAAGAAGCCTCGCGCAGCCAAGTCGTTCGGCAGCCTCCCACGCGTCGACATGGCCAAGCTCAAGCACGCTCAGTTCATCCACAAAGTCACGGGCGGCAAGAAGGCAGACCGCGACGTGCTGCGCAGCGACTGGCTCAACGAGTACAAGAGCACCATGCAGGTCGATCGCTCCGACTACCAAAGCGCCGGCATGTCGTCGAGCTCCGCACCAAAGCCCGAGGCCAAAGTCTACACCGGCGGCAACCTCAAGGGCATCGCGACAATGCACAAGTCGAACATGGTTCCCGTCTTCAACTCACAAGACGCCGAGGACATCTCCAAGATGCGACGAGGGTGATTGATAAATAAAGCATGGCCATAGACTTAACGACCACCATCAGTGCTGCGAACACCGGGATGCTCTTCACGCAACCCGGTGATACGAACTTTCTGTCGCCGCTCGGCTTCAGGTTTAAGCTCAAGCGCGCCCCGAACCTCAACTTCTTCGCGACCGACGCGAACATCCCGTCTTTCGAGATCGGGTACATAAACGTGCAGACTCCGTTCAAGAAGATGGAGATCCCCGGTGATAAGCCGAGCTTCGGCGACTTCATCCTGACGTTCAAGGTCGATGAGAACCTAGCGAACTACTTGGAGATATACGTCTGGCTCATGAAGCTCGGCTTCCCCGAGAGCTTCGAGCAGTACGCGTCGCTCAAGAACGCCGCGATAGGATCCGGCGAGGGAACCGTGTCGGACGGAACGCTCACCGTGCTCAACAGCTCGATGGCTCCGACCACCGAGGTTCAGTTCACCAACATGTTCCCATACAGCTTGAGTGAAGTCAACTTCACCACGGCTGACACCGCCCTCAACTACGTGACCGCGAGGGTTGGATTCAAATTCAACATCATGAAGATCGTGTCTCTCTGACGCGAGTGAGGATACACTATGAAGCTGGACGAAATCCACGCCCTGTGGTCGCAGGACTGCGACATCAATCGCATCGAGCTCGGTGAAGAAGCTCTAAAGATCCCAAAGCTGCACAGTAAATACTTACGGATGTTCTCCGACGAGAGGATGCTGCTGCGCAAGCTTGAAGAAGATCGAAGCACACTCAAGCTTCTTAAGATCGACTACTACCGCGGCGTCCTACCTGAGGAAGACTTGCGTGCGAACGGTTGGGAACCCTTCCGCTTGTCCGTACTGAAGTCCGATTTGCCGATGTACCTTGACGCCGACCAAGACATCATTAAGATCAACCTAAAGATCTCTGTTCAGCAAGAGAAGGTCGACACTCTTGAAGCGATTATAAAATCGATAAGCAACAGAGGATATTTGATAAAGAGTGCGATAGACTTTGAGCGGTTCAAGGTGGGTGGATAAGGTGCACCTTCGCAAGATCAATGAGACTTATCTCAGGGTCGAAGCCGAGCCGTCAGTAGTACAGGAGCTGTCGGACCAACTAACGTTTGAAGTTCCCGGCGCGAAGTTTATGCCGGCCGTCCGCAACAGGTTCTGGGATGGAAAGATTCGCCTGCTCAACGCGCTCACCGCGATCACGTACGCCGGACTGGTCGAGGAGATCAGGAAGTTCTGCAAAGCTCGCGACTACGAGTTCAGCGTCGACGACAGCTTTAAGCCAACCAAAAAGATCGACGAAGCGGAGACGATAGAGTTCCTCAAGTCTCTCAACTTAACCATGAAGCCGAGGGGCTATCAGGTCGAAGCCTTCATGCGCGCGGTCAACAGCGACCGAGGAGTGTTCCTCTCGCCGACCGCGTCGGGCAAGTCGTTCATCATCTATCTCATCACTAGGTACTACAATGCGCGCACTCTTATCATCGTACCAACTACTTCTCTTGTTTCTCAGCTTGCCTCTGATTTTGCTGACTATGGCTTCGACTCTTCCACTAACGTTCATAGTGTATTCTCTGGACAGGACAAACGCTCGCCTAAGCCAATCACCATCTCAACTTGGCAGAGCATATACAAACTACCTAAGGGTTATTTCGAAGACTATGACTTGATCATAGGCGACGAGGCGCACCAGTTCAAGGCTAAGTCGCTGACTACCATCATGGAGAAGATGGAGAACACGAAGTACAGGTTCGGGTTCACCGGTACTCTCGACGGCTCGCTGACGAATGAGATCACGCTGACCGGACTCTTCGGTCCAGTCCACAGGGTAACCACCACCAAGTCCCTGATGGACGACGGGAAGGTCGCGAAGCTCAGCATCAAGGTCATCATACTGAAGCACAAGAAGGAAGACAGGAAGCTCATCTCAAAGGCCAACTATCAGGACGAGGTGGACTGGATAGTCTCAAACCCCGTGAGAAACAAGTTTTTGAGAAACCTCACGCTCTCAGCCGAGGGCAACACACTTTTATTGTTCCAGTTTGTTGACAAACACGGTAAACTGTTGTATGATAGCATTAAGTCGAAAGATCCGAACAGAAAGGTGTTCTTCATACATGGCGGAGTCGACGCAGAAGACCGAGAGAACGTCAGAAGAATCGTTGAGAGCGAGTCTAACGCTGTTATCGTGGCTAGCTTTGGCACCTTTTCTACCGGCATTAACATTCGCAACCTTCACAACATCGTACTTGCTTCTCCGTCAAAGTCAAGGATAAGGCTGCTGCAGTCGATAGGTCGAGGCCTTCGACTCTCAGACACCAAAGACTCGGTGACGGTGTACGACGTAGGCGACGACCTTCGCCACGGCGACAGAACCAACTACACGCTCCAGCACTTGACCGAGCGCATGGAGATCTACAACTCCGAAGACTTTGACTATAAAATATACACGGTGGATTTATGAATAAGCCAGTGCCTAAACACTACGTCGACAACAAGAAGTTCTTTACGGAGATCATACACTACAAGCAGCGCGTGCTCGAGGCCAAGGAGCGCGGCGATGAGAAGCCGCGGATCCCACCGTACATAGGTGAGTGTCTGTATAAGATCGCGTTTCGCCTGTCGCTCAAACCAAACTTCGTGAACTACACCTTTCGCGAGGACATGGTGGCCGACGGGCTTGAGAAGTGCATCGCGTACTTCGACAACTTCGATCCTGAGAAGTCGAGCAACCCGTTCGCCTACTTCACACAGATCATCTACTACGCGTTCCTCGCGAGGATCAACGGTGAGAAGAAGCACCTATACATAAAGCAGAAGACGCTTGAGAACTTCTACTTCGAGGGTATGCTCGCTGAGCAGGGCATGGACGGCGACGAGCGCGCGGTGAACGTCGACCTCGACAACGAGTACATGAAGAACTTGGTCTCCACCTACGACAAGAAGCAGGAGGAGAAGAAGGCTAAGATCAAGGCGAAGAAGACCGCCGGCAACCTAGATAAGTACTTTGGTGAGTTACCTGAATGAAGATCGCACTTATAACGGACACACACTGGGGAATCAGAAACGATTCTCCGGTGATGCTGAGCCAGATGAAGAAGTTTTTAGATGAAGTTTTCTTTCCTACGATCGATAGTCAAGATATCTATACTGTTATCCATCTGGGGGATCTTGTTGATCGCCGCAAGTACATTAATTATGTGACGGCGAAGCGCCTGCGCGACGACTTCCTTGAGCCACTTCGCCGACGCAACATCGACGTGCACATCATCGCCGGCAACCACGATACGTACTTCAAGAACACGAACGACATCAACAGTCTTCGTGAGCTGCTTGATCGTAAGTATCCCAACATCAACATATACGACAACGTTGCAGCGGAGATGATCTTCGCGGATAAGACCAAGATATTCATGCTGCCGTGGATCTGCGACGAGAATCGCGATCAGTGCATGAAGGCGATCGACGAGACCAACGCCCCGATACTGATGGGGCACTTGGAGCTCAACGGATTTGAGATGTACAGGGGACAGGTGAATGAACACGGCGATGATCCTAAGATCTTTGATAAGTTCGATCTCGTATGCTCTGGGCATTATCATACTCGCTCCTCTCGCTCTAACATTCACTACCTTGGCACTCCTGCTCAATACACTTGGTCTGATTACGGAGACACTAAGGGCTTTTATGTGCTGGATACGGAAACTCGAGGGTTGACATTTATCGAAAACCCGTATAAGATATTCTTTAAGTTTCACTACGACGACATCAACAAGCAGATGGACGAGGTCTTGGTGTTCGACGCCGCGCAGTACAAGGATACGTACGTCAAGGTGATCGTCAAGAACAAGACCAACCCGTACTGGTTCGACCTTGTGATCGATAAGATCGAGAAGTCCGGACCCGCCGACATCCAGATCGTCGAGGATCACTTCAACCTGAACCTTGAGGACGACAACGACATCGTCAACGAGGCTGAGGACACCATCACCATCATACGCAAGTTCGTCGACTCGATGAACGTGAACACCGATAAGAAGCGCGTTGAAAACATCATCCAGTCACTATACATTGAAGCGCACGAGATAGAATGATCTACTTCAAAGCAATCCGTTGGAAGAACTTCTTATCAACAGGAAACGCTTTCACCGAGCTGAAGTTGAACCAGTCGGACACCACACTCATCGTAGGTGAGAACGGTGCCGGCAAGTCGACGCTGCTCGATGCATTGTCGTTTGTACTGTACAACAAGCCATTCCGCAAAGTCAACAAGTCTCAGCTGATGAACTCGATCAACAAGAAAGATACGTTGGTTGAGATCGACTTCGACATTGGGTCGAACCGATACCACATCAAGCGCGGCATGAAGCCGAACGTCTTCGAGGTTCACCAGAACGGTAAGCTGCTCAACCAAGAGGCGGCGGACCGCGACTATCAGACTGTGCTTGAGAAGCAGATCCTAAAGCTGAATCACAAGAGCTTCTGTCAAGTCGTGGTGCTCGGCTCAGCCTCGTTCGTCCCGTTCATGGAGCTTCCCGCCGGTCAGCGGCGCGAGGTGATCGAAGACTTGCTCGACATCCAGATATTCTCGGTGATGAACTCACTGCTCAGGGAAAAGATCTCAGGCAACAACGCCGCGATCACCAAGGTCGAGTACGAATGCGACCTGACGTCTGAGAAGATCAAGATGCAGACGCAGATCATCGAGAGCACGAAGCTTCTCAACGACACATACGTGGCGAAGCTCAAGGAAGAGCTAAATAAGAACACAGACAGGATAGAGGAGGAGCGCGATGCTGTTAAGCGACTCAGCGAGAAAGCAGTATCCCTTAAAGCCGAGATCGAAGACCAAGAGTCGATCGGCGAGCGTCAAAAAAAGCTACAACGACTCGAGGTACAACTCGCTGATAAAGTTGCCAAACTCACGGCTGACATCGAGTTCTTTTCTTCACACGATAGCTGTCCTACATGCAAGCAGGACATTGACCATACCTTTAAGTGTGAGACTGTCGGTGATAAACAGGGCCAAGTTCAAGAAACACGGGACGCAATCGATAAACTACAAGTGGAGATCACGCGAGTTCTTGATAGGCTACAATCCATCGCACGGGTGGCTGCTGACATTAATTCCGTGAACATCGAAGTCATCACCAAGAACAACACGATCAGCAATTTGATCGACCAGTGCAAGTCGCTCGCGGCTAAGATCAAGGAGACTCAGGAGTACAACGATAAGCTCGTGATCGACGACGGCGTCATGAAGGAGCTCGAGAGAACGCTCGGTAGACTCTCCGACGACAAGGCCGAGCTGCTGCGCGACAAAGACGCCCTCAACGTCGCGTCGATCATCCTCAAAGATACCGGCATCAAGGCTAAGATCATCAAGCAGTACGTGCCGGTCATCAACCGACTCATCAACAAGTACCTGTCGGCGATGGACTTCTTCGTCAACTTCGAGATGGATGAGAACTTCGAGGAGAAGATCAAGTCGCGATTCCGCGATGAGTTCTCATACGCATCGTTCTCAGAGGGCGAGAAGATGAGGATCAATCTGGCGATCCTATTCACGTGGCGGGCGATCGCCAGACTCCGCAACAGCGCGTCGACGAATCTACTGATCATGGACGAGGTGCTCGACGGGTCGCTCGACTCCAACGGCACCGATGAGTTCCTCAAGATAATCAGCAACCTGACGCTCGACACCAACACCTTCATCATCAGCCACAAAGTGGATCAGATGGTGGATAAGTTCGCCAACGTCATCAAGTTTGAGAAGCACAAGAACTTCAGTAGGATAGCGGCGTGACCAAGAAGCAATATCTTAACAACTTTCATTCAACTGAACTCGCTGATAAGATAAAGAAACTTTACAGCTGCGAGTTGATCACACACGATCAATATATGAATATGAATCCTAGAAAAAGTTTAATTTATCAGTATTTTACTATTGACACTTTCTACTATTTGGATATGATATTTGACAATGAAGACTACGACTATTACGATATAGGTTGTGGTGATAATTTTTTTAAGAAAATTTATAGCGACAAGTTTAATGTAATAGGTATAGATACTAATGATGATGCTGATCTTCACTGTACCTTTGAAGAATTTTTGAGTAAGAATAGAAACAAAGTCGATAGAGCCTTTGCCATCAACTCTCTGCATTTTGTACCATTTGAAAGAATAAAAGATAGAATCATAGAATACATATCAATGTTCAAGAAAGATGGTAAAGGGCTAATCACGTTCAATATAGGTATGATGAATAGGCTTAATAAAGTTCATCAGACTAAATACGTATTCGTTGAAGCGATGCAGAGTTTAAAGAATGATCTAAAAGATAAAGTCGACTTCTTCTTCGTTGAAATAAGCGATGAAGGAGCGAACGGAATCGACGGTACCACTAAGATATGCTTCAAAGTTTTAGAAGAGATTGAATGATATGACAGAGATCGTAAAGTTTCCTAACCCCATACTAAGGATGCCGACGCGCCAGTTCAACTTCGTCAACCCAGAAGTTGATCCACATGAGCTCGTGCAGGAGATGCTTCAAGTTATGAACGACAACAAGGGTATAGGTCTGTCGGCGAATCAGATCGGCTACAACCTACGCGTATTTGTGATGCGCGGTTTAGAACAGAACTACGCCTGCTTCAACCCAAAGATCGTGAGCTTCGGCGAAGGCACGAACGTTCTTGAAGAGGGATGCCTATCTTTTCCCGGTCTGAACGTAAAGATCAAGCGATTCAACAGCCTGCGCCTAAGGTTCCAGACCGCGTCAGGCGACGTGGATACGATCAACGTTTCAGGTCTGACGGCCCGTGTCGTGCAGCACGAGATCGACCATCTAGATGGATACGAGTTCTTCAATCGCGCGAATAAGTTTCATCGCGACAAAGCGTTCAAGAAGCAG